CGACCATAAATATGGTTGCTAGGCTCAATAAAGAAACAACAAGAATTTGGAAGTAAGTTTCACGTAACATAATAAAAAACGCAAGGAGTATTCCATCAAGGGTAAAACCCCTTGCGTTTTTTTTTTGTTTAATTCATAAATATACTATATATAATATTTATATAAAGAAGGGATGAGAAATCATGAGTCGTGAAGACGTTATTATTGATGGGGAAGTCATTCGGGATTATATGTCATCTCTCGAATTCATGACTCCATCTGAAAGAAAACATTTTAAACGTAAGCTCGAATTAGAAGCTTTTAAACCAAAAACATGTTATTATGTAAGAGAGGAGACTGATACATTGCAGACACAAATTTCGTATGATGTTAACGGCATTTTGAACTTACTAAACTCATTGGAAGATGAGATCGTTGATGTATTCTTAGAATGCATCTCATTCGTTGCATCCAAGAAACAGACATTCTCATACTCCAAGGAAGAGAATAGTACTATTATAAATGCAATGATATTTCATACTGGATTAAAACATCCACATGTACAGAATGACTCATTAAGAAAGCTTTTTGAAACATTGTTATCAACTGATGAAAGAGTTGATAAGATCAATAAGCTGATTAAGCTGTTAAGTAATTAAGATTAAGATGTGTCCCCATATGGGGACACATCATTTATTCTTTTTTGTATAAATATATAGTAAAAAACTTTTGATTAAGCATATTACGAAAGGAGGTTTGTATATGCGTAATCGTAAATGTCCATTCTGTCCAGCTGTGTTTAACGAGAAGCAGAACTTCTGTAAACACGTTGTAATCAAACATAACGATCAAATCCCAGAAGAAGTAGAAATACCATTGGAGTATGCATACTCTTTAATGGTAAATAAACCAATGGGAAGATTATGTACAGAGTGTCACAAGAACAATGTTCCATTTAATACATCTACATTGAAATATGCTCGATTCTGTTCAGATGCATGTAAAGACAAATATGTTGAAACTGTAAAGAATCGTATGAAGAATAAATATGGTAAAGAACATTTACTCGATGATCCTGAATATCAAGAGAAGATGATTAATAATCATCCAAATGCAAAAGACTATGTATGGGATGATAAACATAAGTTCCGTATTATCGGTACATACGAAGAAGATTTCCTTAATAAGCTGAAGTCGCTTAACTGGAATCCGGATGATATACTTGCACCATCTCCACATATCATTTATTACAAATGGAAAGATGGTACAGAGCATTTCTATATACCTGACTTTGAATTGCCATCCATCTCACTCATAGTAGAAATCAAGCAAGGTAATTTCAATACATCTTATATGGAGCATAATCGTGAGATCGAAGCTCTTAAAGATAGAGCAGCTCGTAACTTCTGTGAAGAAAACAATATGCACTATATAAAGATACTTGATAAAGATTATACAGAATTCATGAGAGACTATGTAAAGTCAGATCAGAATCAACCAGAATAAACAGGAGGTGAAATAATATGGCAGATGTTAAACAGAAACGTGCCAGGATAGAAAAGCTTCTATATAATGTATTATCATTATTAGATCCTTCTAAGATTAACATGCAAAAGTATCAGGCTATGTTTGCTAAGATGAGTGATGCTCAGTTCTCTAAGTGGATGGAATCTTTCTTAGCGGATCCAAAGTCAAATATCAGAGTTGACATTGAAGAATTCGGTTCAGATAATAGAAAGATTAAGTTTGAGAATGTTGAGAAAGCTGCTGAGTATATTGGTATACCTTTATTCGAGTATGTGTATCTTCCACATGTTTCATCAGATCCAAATCATCCTATACGTACCAAAGAGAAAGTACTCGTAGGTTATCTTAACATTAAACGTCCGCAGCAGCTTGTAACTAAGAAGACGGGTTATGTTCTTTCCGATGCTGACAGAGATGAACAATCTGGAACGGCTAAGGGTGAATCACGTGGTGGTACAACTACTGGAGTTGAGAATGAATTGCTTGCTGGTGTAGGTGCAGATAAAGTCATCTCTGAGTTACTTGGTGTACGTGGAGATAATGTTAAAGAATATGATAACATGCTTGAATCCATATCAGAAACAGGTTCAGTTAAGCTTGAAGATATCAAGACGAATAAGTTTGATAAACCAACTCTCTTAAAGACAGACATACTGTTCATGTGTATGGGTCTAAAGACAGATATTGTATCTGAATCATACTATTCCACAAAGAAGATACGTGACCTCTTAGGAGGTGATTAACAATGATTGATCAAAAAGGAATCAAACTTGATGAAGTATCTTTAAGATACCCAAGAACATTTCAACCTTTGGGATATGATGCTGTACTTGATGTTGATGAGTTTACTAAACCGAAGGTAATCTCATCATTCCAATTATGCGTTAATGCAATATTAACTCTGTTATTCATGAAGCCGGGTCAGTATCCATCAATACCAGATCTCGGTATAGATATAGAATCATACTTACATGAATATTCAGATGATAAAACAATCCCAAGGAAAATACTTGATGCGTTAAATGATCAATGTAACCGATTACAGATTACTGGAGTAACATATGATGTTTATTTCGATAAAACGTATAATGGTATAAACGCATTGATCGTTAACATAAAGGCTACTGACCGTTTAGCATACGGATCAGAGTCGAATAATGTAATCATTGGTATATCATATGATAAACTTAATCGATTATATGTAAGAAAATCATATATTTAAAACAGAAAGTAGGTAATACAAATGAAAGTACATATCTTAGGTAAAGGCATGATCTCACTCCTTGGTCTTAATGCTCCAGTGAGAAACATTGATCTTCCAGAAACAAAGATCAGAGCAATTGTTCCGATAACAACACTCAAAGTGTATGATGCAGAATCAAACATTATCATCACACGCAACAACGTTGATTCTTTCTTTGAATTAAAGAATGCTCCTGTTGAAGAAGCTCCTGCTCCAAAGAAGGAAACAAAGAAACCAGCTAAGAAACCAGAACCAGTTGTAGTTGAACAGGTTGCAGAACCAGTTCCAGTTGTAGAAGAAGTTGCTGAAGCTCCAGCTGTTGAAGAACCAGTTGAAGAAATTCCGGTTGAAGTTAACGAAGAAGCTGAACTTACATCAGATGAAGAATCAGTTGATGAAGAAGCTGTAGAAGAATCAGGTGATGAAGTAGAACCAGCTGAGGAAACAGAGTTCGTTCCAAAGAAGAAGAACAAGAAAAGAAGATAATGGGGGATAAGCATGTTTATATCTGAACAGGTTTTCAATGAGGAAGAAGTATTATCATTATTCCAGGAAGCTGTATCAGATCCCCATAAAAGAAATTTGTTACGAGAAGAACTCATCGACCCAATCATCGAAGTATTATCTACCTCCTCAGGTAAAAAGGAATACATTCGTTTGGGTAATGAGTTCCTCGAAGCAAATTCAGAGATGCTCTCAAAAGAGTATCCAACTAAAGCGGTATCATTCCCACGTTTATACGTAGACAACGTTGTTAAGTTATTTGGCTTTACTTTAGCTTCATTAAAGAAGACAGTAACTGAAGTATTGAAAGAAGTCGGTTTATCTGACTTTAAAACAATTACAGCATCACCAACGAATGTGATACATACTATAGTATTATCATATTCAGATATGATTTTTGATAAAGACTTAAGAGATTCAGCCCGTCATCAGACGGGTCTGACTATATACTCTCTTATGTTTAATAAGTACTTTGGTCAAGTATTCAATGAAGCTACAATGGCATATACGTATATGCATCTTAATGGTACATGGGGATTGGTTAAATCCGAGAATATGATAACATGGATCGGTAGCATGGTGGAAACATCATATGCTTTCTATAAAACTAAACTTACAGTGAATATGTCACCAAAGACATTAGTAGACTATCTTAACAGATTACGTACTTCATTCAACCAGCAGATGAAATCATTATGTGATAGATTCCGTAAAGATCTGGCTGAAGGCAACGCTGCAGGTGAAGATACTGATGGTGATAATGAGTATCTTGAATCCAATCAGTTTACTACGATATGTGATAATCTTATAAGGATAATTCGTAATGGTGATCCACGTTATAAGAAGAACGGTGATCTGTATTCTGGTATAGCTCGATACAAGAACGTCAAATGTCAGGATCTATATGATTTAGCACAGAAGTTTGAATATAATGATATTCATTTTATATTTGAATTGATACTATATGTATTCATCACCAAAGAAGGAAATTCTTTGGATGATATCAACTCAATGAAATATGTTGATCGTATATCAAACTTCCCGACGGCAATAGATCGTGCTATTACGGGTAAACCGATTATCACACCATACTGTGAAAAATATGCTGCAGACCCATCTATAATGAGAGCGTACATCTGCCTGTTAGCAACATATATAATGTATAACATAAACGATGCACGTCCAGAAAGTAAATAAACAAAGGAGTGAAATACAATGTTAAAGTCAACACAGACGAACAAGTACGAAACAGCTTGCTTTATTCAGGAAGCACCAACAATGGTCAGCAACCCATTGAATTTTGTTCAGGAAGCTTCATCAACGGATAATTCTCCATTAAAGGAACATGAACTGAGAGTGCTTAGGACAATTGATGGTTATCCGTATGCTAAGTTCCGTGCTTGTATTCAAACATATGGTACTTATAACAGAATGCATCGTTGCTATGACATGAATAACGTTGCAACCGTAGTAAACGGAGATGAACGTATCCGTACACTGGAAAAGAATAACCAGTGGAGGGGAGAATGGAATCATCCAAATCCAGATATTAAAGGACAGGAATATTCTGATATCAGAATGACAATTCCAGCTCCACAGAATACATCTCACTTTATGAACCTTCATGAGTTTGCCAATAATAAGATGACAGTTGAGATTACAACTCATCCTAAGACGGAATCTGGTAAAGCATATTCATCTGAGATCATTGACTTAAAGGCAACTCCATCTTACTCTGTAAGAATACTTGGTGTGGCTATACCGAATGCAGGTATCGGTCAGCCAAATATTCGTGTATCAAAATTCATTACAGCTGATGCAGTTGACTTCCCATCACACCAGGAAGCCGAAGCAGATATCCAGAGATATACTGAAGCTGCAACACAGGTACTCTTCCTCAAAGAGTTATCTAAGTATTGTGTAGATCAGGATGAAAACATGAAGGTTGTTTGTGAATCATTCGAGATTTCTCCAGAAGAAATTATGGGTATTCAGAATGAATCAATCATCGTTGAACAGTGTGATGGATCAATGATGGCTTTCCCACTCAGAGGAGATGTAAGAAGAGAAGCTCTCTCAATACTCAAGAATCTTTAATAGAGAAAGGAATGAAATCATAATGACTCAAATCATTATCAAGAAAGCATACTTTGATAATATCAAATTATGCATTGATGCTATAAATGAATTCTTTTCTTCTCAATTCAATACAAAGAACTTTCCTTCGATTGAATCTGACTTAGATGTTGATCCTACTATTAATAGTATATTAACATTACTTGACTTTGTTGAACCATCATGGATAGATAATCAGGATAAAGTTGATGCATGTATAGCTGAACTTAATGAAGCTCTCGAGAAAGCAGAGGAAGATGAAGATGCTAACTTTGATATCACTCCATATCAGTCTAAGATAAATGCTTACATCGGTTACAAAGTTCTTCAGTTTATTTCAGAGAACTTTGCTTCTTTCTCTGAATTATTGAATGCTATCTATACATTCGATTTATTCATGAATACATCGAAATATGAATCAGAAATCAATAAGATGAGTCAGCCAATCAATCTCGACGATATTCATCTCCCAGTTGATTATAACGGACCTGTTCATATATTCTCTATTGATTTCTATGTAACCGGTATATTCTCAAACAAAGAATATATTCAGACTACACTCAACAGAGATGAAGAACTTAACAGAATGAAACAGTTCTTAGATTGTACTGACTGTGAAGTCGTTGTAGATGATAGAGAAGATAATTATGAAGATGAAGAACCAACAGAAGAAGTTCAACAAGAAGCCGCTGTAGATAATACACGTGTACATGATATCAAACCAAATCACATCAAGTACAATGCATCTTCAGATACATTCTCTGTTTCATCACAATTACAGAACGTAATAACCGGATTAATATCCAAGCTTAGTCAGTGTGATTCATCTGAAGATTTAATCAACTTCTTTAAAGGAGTTAATGAGAAGACAATTCAGTTCCTTACAGATAATGAATCACCATGCATTCTCAATAAGATCTTTCTTAAACCAGAGAAGTGCCCAAAGGGAAATGATTACGTTAACCTGAAAGCATATGAGTCAGCATATATATCAACCCAACAGAAGAATGCTGGAGCATTAAGATTTGCTAACTATGATATCTTTACAACATTCAAAGTTGATAAAGAAGGTACAATACAATTCTTAAAGGATTTCTTAACATGTAATCTGTATAATGATAAAAACATATCAGTCTCAAATAATACTATATTAACGATATTCAATATCTTTGATTCACGTATATACTTTGACAGATTATATTCACTTATACCGGATAAAGTTAAGAAAGAAAAATATCCTTCTGAAGATGGATTTGTTAAACTTGTTAGATCACGTATTAACAAAACATCTCATGCTAAGAAAATATATGGCGATGATGACACCACAAATACATCCCCAGTTAAACCTGCTAAAGAGGTACAAGAGTTTGTTTATAAAACAATGAAGTCTCTTGGTGATTGTTCTGTATCAGATCTTAGTAACAACGCCTTAGTTGAAGAGATGGTTAATGCTGAGATATCTATCATTGGTAATTTACTCTACAACGAAGGAGTTTCTCCTGTAGCTACAGATACTATTATACAGGAAGCAATTGACATGAGTGATATGCCAGACTACATGAAGGATCGTCTTGAAGTAGCTGACAAAGATGCTGATGATATCACAGTACAACCTCCATCAGAAAATCAACCTGAAGCACCTCCAATCCCAGACAATGCATTTGACGATTTAGCAAACTCAATTGATTCTAAGATCAATGCAGCATCAGGTAATGATGTAGACGATATGCTTGGAACTGGATTTGAACAGGATCATCCTAATGCTGAACATAAAGAAGGAAGTAAGATAGTATACAACATCACGAATCATTATGATTATTCAAATTCATTTAATAAGAATTCAAATAATACAATGAATGATTCATCTCAAGGAAAAACTGTTAAT